AGATGGTTGGGCGCGGTTTGCGCATCGTTGATCCCGAGGAATACCCCGGTGTGATCAAGACCGACTGCATCGTGCTGGATTTTGGCACCTCGAGCCTGCAACACGGCACGCTGGAGCAGGATGTCGAACTCGATGGCAAGACCGGAGATGGCGAGGCCCCGACCAAGACCTGCACCGGGTGCGGCGCAGACGTCCCGCTTGCATCAACCGAATGCCCACTTTGCGGCGAGGTGTTTGAGCGCGAGGAAGAGGACGCGGGTTCACCGGAACAGGGCGCAAGTGATCTCTCCGATTTCTTGATGACCGAGATCGACCTGCTGAAACGCTCCAGCTTTGCCTGGGTGGATTTGTTCGACGACGACGCAGCGCTGATGGCCAACGGGTTCAATGCCTGGGGCGGTATCTTCTTTCTCGATGGCCGCTGGCATGCGGTTGGCGGCGCAAAGGGCCAGATCCCGCACCTTCTGGGCGTTGGCGAACGTACCGTCTGTCTGGCGCAGGCCGATGACTGGCTCAATGAACACGAGAGCGATGAAAGCGCCTTCAAATCCAGAAGCTGGCTCAGTCAGGCGGCAACACCAAAGCAGTTGCAATACCTGCCGCCAGCTTTTGCCCAGGACTATGGGCTGACGCGATATCGCGCCTCGGCGTTGATGACCTTCAAATTCAACAAGCGCGCGATCCAGGCGCTTGTCACCTCGGCGTCACCGACAGCGCGGAGGGCCGCATGACCCATGTCGCGCAAATCTCATCCGCGCCCGCATCGCTTACGGATATCCCGGATCGCCTGCTGCTCTGGCACCCGCGCTTTGTGGTCTGCGCTGGGTGTCGCTTGCGAACGGGCCTTGCAGTTCGAGTTTACGAACGCCCCCAAGGACGAAGGCGGCGATTTCAGCGGCCAGGTTCTGCGCATCTTTGCCATCGGTCACATGCTCGAGGATCTGGCCATCCGCTGGCTGCGCGGGGCCGGGTTCGATCTCTACACCCACAAGGCCCACCGACCGGATGGCGAGCAGTTCGGCTTCTCGGTCGCGAACGGGCGCATCCGTGGCCATGTGGACGGCATCATTGCCGCCGGGCCTGATGGCCTTGGAATTGCCGTCCCGGCACTCTGGGAATGCAAAACCATGAACGCCAGGAACTGGCGAGAGACGGTGAAAAAAGGCGTAACCCTGTCAAAGCCGGTCTATGCCGCCCAGATCGCCGTTTACCGGGCCTACATGGAACCCTCCGTGCCGGGGATTTCCGAGGCCCCGGCGCTGTTCACCGCCATCAACAAGGACACGGCTGAACTCTACCACGAGTTGGTTCCGTTTGATGCGGCCTTGGCACAGCGCATGTCGGATCGCGCAGTGCGCATCCTGCAGGCCACTGACGCGGGCGATCTTCTGCCCCGCGTCGCCACAAATCGAGATTTCTTTGAATGCCGGTTCTGCTCTTACGCGGACCGCTGCTGGAGGCAGGGCCAATGAGCGACGACAACATCATCCATTTCAACCCATGGCTGGATTACAATGATGGGCCATTTACCGAGAACCCGTTCGGCGTGGAGCCGGACGGCGAACAGATAGCGACATTTCTGGATGTGGTCTTTGGTTATTCTGATGGTCTGATCCCGGTCAGGGGCTTTGTCGACAAGGGCCAGGGCAAGGATGGCAAGCCGCACAATATCTGGATTGACGCCGATGAAACCGCCCCGGAGAAGCTCGCCACCTTTGCCACATGGGCCTGTAAGGAAGGAGCGGCGGTTTATGTCATTCCCGGCACTGTTGCGGAAAACGGGCAAGCCAAATCGGTCGATGTCCTGCAAATGCAGGCAATCATCGTTGATCTCGATGCAGGTGACATTCCGGCCAAGCTCGACCATCTGATCGAGGCCCTTGGGCAACCCACCCTGATCGTCGAAAGCGGTGGGCGCACCGCGGGCGGCGCCAGCAAGCTGCATGTATGGTGGAAGCTGACAGAACCGGCTGAGGGCGAGGATCTGGCCCGGCTCTGCCGCATTCGCGGCGAGATTGCCCTGAAGGTTGGTGGTGACACGCATTTCCGCTCTGCCCACCAGCCGATCCGGGTGGCGGGCAGTGTTTATCACAAACACGGCTTTCAACGCGTGGTGCAGATCCGGCAACACAATGAGGTCGAGGTTGATCTCGGCGACTTCGGAGATCTGGTCAGCGAAATGTCGGCAATCCCCGGCGTCGGCATGACACCCTCACCGGAAACGCAGGACAAACCAACCCTCGGATCGGTTCTGACCACCCCGGTAAATGAGGGTGGCACCGATGACTGGACCCGTTTCGAGGGAGCATCAGCCGCCATCGGTCACTTCATCCGCATGGTGCACGAGGGGCGTATGACGCCCGACGAGGGGTGGCAGGGCATCTGCGGCTACAACGCCGCCATGCTGCGCCCGAGCTGGTCCGACGAGCGGTTGAAAACGGAGTCCGATCGGCTCTGGGCCAAGCATGTGGAGAAGAATGGCCCACCTCTGTTGCGCTCTACCGGTGCGGCACCCGCTACCACCATGTCCGCCTTCATGCTGGGCGAACTGCTCGATGACACCAGCCCGATGCCCGAGGACATCATAGCGCCCCGCGTGCTGACACCGGGTGGCCTGCTGGTTCTGGGCGGTGCGCCAAAGGTCGGCAAGAGCGACTTCCTGATCTCCTGGCTCGTGCACATGGCGGCGGGCATTCCTTTCCTCGGGTTCACCCCGCCACGCTCCCTTCGGGTGTTCTATCTGCAAGCTGAGATCCAGTATCATTACCTGCGCGAACGGTTGAAACAGATCGCCCTGCCGCCGGAGGTGATTGCCGCCGCCCGTGACACTTTCGTGGCCACGCCCAAGCTGAAACTGCTGCTGGACGAGCAAGGCAGCGCCATGGCCGACGCTGCGGTCAACGAGGCCTTCCCCGACGCGCCAATTGATATCCTCTGCATCGATCCAATCCGCAATGTCTTTGACGGCGGCCCCGATGGCGGCGGTGAAAACGACAACGGCGCGATGATGTTTTTCCTGAAGGACCGCGTAGAGGTGCTGCGCGAAGCGGTGAACCCGGATTGCGGTGTGATCCTTGTCCATCACACCAAGAAGCTCAGCAAGAACCAGGTGAAGGAGGATCCGTTTCTGGCCCTGTCCGGTGCCAGTTCCCTGCGCGGATTCTACACCTCTGGCATCATCATGCACCGGCCGGAAGAAGAAAACAGTCAACGCAAACTGGAAATCGAGCTGCGAAATGGCCCGGCGCTGCCTTCCAAGTTGATCGACAAGGAGAAAGGCAAATGGGTCGAGATGAACCCGATGAACGATCGGTTGGTCCGCAAGGATGTTGGCGCGAAACATGATGCGGAACGGGATCGCAAAGGCGACGTGATTGTCCAGATGATTTCCGATCAGGCGACGCGGGGAAAGATGTTCACCTTGACCCAGTTTGCGGCGAAGTTTGAAAACAAGGGCAGTCTTGGTGGCCAGACCAGTATTCGGGAACGGCTACGTGTTCTCGCCACCAAGGGCCATGTCAAATTCCTGCGGGGCGAACCTGCCGATGACTTGGGCCTCAAGGCAATCCGGGCAAAATTCGGCTATCTCTGTGTCAGGGATATGCTTCTGAAAATCGATCACGAAGTAGCCGATGATGAGACTGGTGAGGTTTCACCTGGCTTTGTCAAAGTGCTGCCGACGGACTTCATGTGTCCCGAAACCGGTGTCCGCCTGCCTGTCGAAAATCCGGAAGTCTGGGTTGATCAGGACGGGTGTGAAACATGAAGAAAATGCCCGCCCCAAGAACTCAGATCGCCCCTGAAAATTCCGAGTTCCTGCAGGAAATCGCAGGAAATCGGGTGCTGGAAAATTCCGAGTTCCTGAAATCTCGCAACAAAATCAACCGGTTGCGCAGGAAATCGGAAACTCGCCGAACACCCGATTTGAGTTTCTGCGATTTCCTGAAAAATACCAGTTATTTCAAATACTTACGCAGGAACTCAAAAACCGGATTTACCCCCCTAAAGGGGTAGGTGTCCTCCCCGCTAAACGCGGGAGAGACACCACCTACCCCTGGGTTCGACTTGGGCTGCGAAGTTGGTGTGCACAAGAGAACCCCACAACACATTCATCCGACGACGGTGGCCAGTACCGCCAAGCACCAGAGCCACCGTCGTCTTCCACCCCGAGCAGCCAACCAAAAAGGAGACCACCCATGGCTCATTTGACTCTGACCACCGACAGCATGGACGCAAGGCCCGAATTGCCAATAACCACCCTGATGGACCGCACCCTGCTGGCCATTGATCTTGGCACCACCACCGGCTGGGCTCTGAAATCCCAGAGCGGCCTGATCACCAGCGGCACCGTCAGCTTCCGCCCCAGCCGCTACGACGGCGGTGGTATGCGCTATCTGCGGTTCCAGAACTGGCTGGCGGAGATGGATCGCCTCAGCGGACCGGTCGCCACGATCTGGTATGAGGAAGTTCGTCGACACGCGGGCACCGATGCTGCGCACGTTTACGGCGGTCTGATGGCTACGTTGACGGCTTGGGCCGAGATGCGCGGGGTGCCGTATCAGGGCGTGCCAGTCGGCACGATCAAAAAACACGCCACCGGCAAGGGCAATGCCCCGAAGCAGGCGATGATCAATGCGGCCCGTGAGCGCGGGTTCAGCCCGGCGGATGATAACGAGGCCGATGCCATCGCCATCCTGCTCTGGGCCATTGAAACCCGGGGAGGCATGGCATGACCGGCATGAGCTTCACCCCGCGTGGCTTTGGTGGCACCCGGCGCAATCCCGATCAGGTCAAACGCGACGGCTGGAAGGAACAGGGCCTGCTGGCAGTGTCGCTGGATGACCAGCGCCTGACATGGCCGGAACGGGAACTGGTTCGCCAGCTAGGCGAGAAACTCTACGGCAAATGCCTCGGACAGAAGGAAGCAAGCCATGACTGACTGGACAATCAACCGGGTGCAGGACCGGCTGGAACTCGCGGCTGACGTCATGCGACAGATGCCCGGGGTAAAACCGCAGGGGCATTTCAACGCCTGGCCGGAGTATTTCCACAGCTTCGCCGACAAGGTCGGTCAGGAACCGAAGATGCGCAGGCCATTGCCCAGCCCGCGCATGATCACCGAAGCTGACGAGGCCATGCTCTGGTTGCGTTGGCTTGAGGTTGACGATGCGAAACTAATCTGGGCCCGGGCTGAGCGGGTGGCTTGGAAGCAGATCACCTGGCAGTTCGGGCTTTCGCGTACAGCAGCCACGAGACGTTGGCAGTTCGGTTTGGCTGTGATTGTCTGGCGGCTGCGGGGCAAGCAACCGCCGACGCGCCGATCGATGGATTATGTGATCGCGAAAGCCAGAAAGGCTGCGCTCTGCGGCATACAATCGGACCGCCGTTGAATTTCTCTGTTATAACCTTTATTATAACCAAGCACATGAGGAGGACGGATCATGTCCAGTTTGAAAGTCACAGGTATCGGTAATTCGGTGGGGGTTGTCCTGCCCAAAGATCTGCTGGCCCGGCTCCGGGTTCAGAAGGGGGATCGGCTCTATGCTGTCGAAACCCCCAACGGGATTGAGTTGACGCCCTACGACCCCGCGTTCGCCGCGCAGATGGACGCGGCGGAAGAGATCATGCGCGAGGATCGAGACGTCCTGAAGAAGCTCGCGGAATGATCCCGAGCCCGGTCTGGGTTCGCGCTGACGTCGTGGAAGCCATTCACCAGCGCCAACTCTCCGAGCATGGCGGTGCGAAGGGGGTGCGGGACACAGGCGCACTGGCATCTGCGCTTGATCGCCCCCGCAACCGGCTGGCCTATGGCAACCCACCGCCTGATCTTGCTGATCTCGCAGCGGCCTACGGCTTTGGCATCGCGCGCAACCATCCCTTTTCCGATGGCAACAAGCGCACAGCCCTGGTGGTGATGCGGCTTTTCCTCAACCTGAACGGTGCTGAGTTCATGGCTACGGCAGAGGAGAAATACGAAGTGATCATGTCACTGGCGGCGGGCGAACTGGACGAGGCAGGCCTTGCCGACTGGGTGCGTCGCCACCTCGCCAAGTGATTTGTGCGCGAGCCCTGTCAAGATAAATCGTCATGCGGTACAATTTTCGGGTGTACACCGCAAAGGGTGACACCGGCGGCCAACGAGGCTACAAATTGGGCATACTCGCAAGAGACGTGAGCAGAACAGGGTGGGAATGAGACGGGTTCAAAGCGATACACAACGCAAAGAACATTAACCTAGGCTCCTAACCCATTGATATTGAACGGGTCCCTTCCTGCCGTGAACGTATACGGGGGGGCGAGGCGCAGGGCTTTCCCAGTGACGTTTAGAAAAACACCCGTTTCGTTTCGTTTTGACAATACACCCAATGAAACAAGGGCCTGACGGTCCGTAAAACCCGTTTGAAACGAAATGGCCCCTCTGACCCATTTCGTTTCGCGCTCCGAACCCGTTTCGTTTCGAGGCCAAATCCAAGGACATTCTGATGGACGTGATCGAGCTGCCTCTCGGGCAGATCATTCCCTATGCGCGCAACCCGCGGCGCAACGAAAAAGCTATTGCAACGGTTGCCGCCTCGATCGCCGAGTTTGGCTGGCGGCAGCCCATCGTCGTGGATGAACTCATGGTTGTGCTGGCCGGGCACACCCGGCTTGCGGCGGCGCAGCAACTTGGCCTCAAGACGGCACCGGTGCACGTGGCGAAAGGGCTGAGCGAGGCCCAGGCACGCGCGTTCCGGATCATGGACAACCGCTCGGGCGAAAACGCCGAATGGGATAACGATCTGCTCGGGCTGGAACTGGGTGATTTGCAGGCCGCGGATTTCGATCTCGATCTGACCGGTTTCACCGATGAGGAACTGAACAACCTGCTGAACGGGCTTGCTGACAGTGATGGCGCGCAGGAGGGCGAGGACGAGATTCCCGAGACGCCGGAGGATCCGATCAGCCGTCCGGGCGATCTCTGGGTTCTGGGAAACCACCGGCTGCTTTGCGGTGACAGCACGGTGGCGACGGATGCGGAACGGGTCCTGGGTTCTGTGAAACCCCTGCTGATGTGTACCGATCCGCCCTACGGGGTGGAATATGACCCAAGCTGGCGCAACCAGTCCGGGGCTGCAAAGACCAAACGCACCGGAAAGGTGCTGAACGACGACCGCGCTGATTGGCGCGAGGCCTGGGTGCTGTTTCCGGGTGATGTGGCCTATGTCTGGCACGGCGCGCTGCACGCGGGGGAAGTCGCGGAAAGCCTGGAGGTTTCCGGGTTCAAGATCCGCTCGCAAATCATCTGGGCAAAAGACCGGCTGGTGCTGAGCCGGGGTGACTACCATTGGCAGCATGAACCTTGTCTGTACGCAGTGAAAAAGACCGGCAAGGGCCACTGGGCCGGGGATCGCAAGCAGACAACGCTGTGGCAGATCGCCAACAAGAATCAGGATGCCACCACCGTGCACGGGACACAGAAGCCGGTAGAATGCATGCGCCGCCCGATCCTGAACAATTCCAGCCCTGGCCAGGCGATCTATGAGCCGTTCATGGGCTCAGGCACGACGCTGATTGCGGCGGAAACCACCGGGCGGGTCTGCCTCGGGGTCGAGTTGAACCCGGCCTATGTCGATGTGGCGGTGCAGCGGTGGCAGCAATTCACCGGCCAGGACGCGATGCTGGACGGCACCGATCAAACCTTCGCCGCCCTGGCAGACAACCCACGCTGAGGTATGCATGAGCTGGCTGTATCTTCCTCCGGAAACGCTTTCGGAGCCGCAAGCGCGCGCCTTCACGGCCTGTCGCTCTGCGCCGGAGCCGGAGGGATCGACCTCGGACTCACCATTGCCTGTGCCGGGTATAGCACTGTTTGTTACGTCGAGCGCGAGGCCTATGCTGCGGCCACCCTCGTGGCGCGGATGGAAGACAAGACCCTGGATAGCGCGCCTCTCTGGGACGACATTACCACCTTCGATGGCCACCCGTGGCGTGGAACGGTGGATATTCTCACGGGAGGCTACCCCTGTCAGCCTTTTTCCGTCGCGGGTAAACGCAAGGGCTCGGACGATCCCCGCCATCTGTGGCCACACTTCGCCCGGATCATTGGGGAATGCCAACCCGAATGGGTGTTTCTGGAAAACGTCGCCAATCATATCAACATCGGTTATCGCGAAGTCAGAGGCGAGCTGGAAAACCTGGGCTACCGGGTTACGGAAGGACTCTTTACGGCGGCAGAAGTTGGCGCGCCGCACAAACGCCAGCGGCTGTTTGTTCTGGCCCACGCCGAACGTGGCGGGCGGCGGCAACCCGCCGGAAATCCTGATCCGCAAGGGAAACCACTTTATCCGCCCCAGCGGCAAGAAGGCGCATCTGGGTCTGGATCAGGCAGCGAAGATGTGGCCGCACCACTCGCAGTGGTCGCTCCACCCGCTGTGGTCGCACCACTCGCAGTGGCCGACGCCGCATGCAAACTGCATGACCGGGCCGGGGAATGCAGGCCGGGAGGGCGGGCAGAACCTGCAGACACGTGCCGCAATCTGGCCGACGCCGATGGCCAGCGACGGATGCAAGCCAAGCGCGGGCAATCGCCGCTCAGCCGATCTGACCCATGTTGCTGCCATGTGGATGACGCCGACGGCACGGGATCACAAGGACGGCGCGACGAGCCTTGCGAATACCCCGGTGAACGGCCTGCTTGGCCGCCAGGTCCTGACGACACCGCTGCGTGGGACCGATACTTGCACCACGCGCCGGACCTTGAACCCAGCATTCGTCGAGGCGCTGATGGGTTGGCCTATCGGGTGGACAGACTTCGACTCTGTGGCAACGGCGTGGTGCCTCTGGTTGCGGCGCATGCGTTTCGAATTTTGTCGGCTCGGTTCATTGTCGATGAATGAAGAGGTGACGCCTTGAGACAGTCCCGCGCCATGTCGCTGGTGGAGGCGATCACCAACGTGATCGTCGGTTATGGCGTCGCCGTCGTGACGCAAATGCTGGTTTTCCCGGTGTTTGGCCTGCAGACCACGCTCATTCAAAACCTGAAAATGGGCGCTGTGTTCTCAGCTATATCAATCGGTCGTTCTTTCGCCCTGCGGCGAGTGTTCGAGGCGGTCAGGGTTCGCCGGGCCGAACGAGAAACCACCGCCCCGTTGAGGCGGCGGCATCAAACCCCTGTCCTGTTCAAGAGGCAATTTTGTAAGCCCGACCCCGATCATCAATCTTCTCGGAGGTGATGGTCAGGCCGAGCTTCTTCTTTAAAGCGCCCGACATGGCCCCACGTACCGTATGGGTTTGCCAGCCGGTGGCCTCGGCAATCTCGGCGATTGTTGCCCCATCGGGTGCTTCGAGCATCTTGATCAGTTGGGAGTGTTTGGTCCCCGCGCGGATTTTCGGCTTGGTCTGTTCCTGATCGGGCTTTGGTGTGACCGACTTGACCCCGATGGCCTCGAGCCCCGCGTCGGTGATCACCAGCGTGGTGCCGTGACCGTCACCGGTCTTGCGCCATGTTGGCTCGCCCTTGCGAAGGTCGGCTTCGACTTCGTCGAGGAATCCTTGTTTGATCAGCGGCACGATCACCTTGTTGGCGGCACCGCCGCGCAGACGATCGGGCAGCGGCAGGGCAATGCGATTGTCCTGTTGGGACGCACGGGACAGGATAAGGGTCTGGGTATCGGTAAGTTTGCTCATGCCTTGGCCTCCCATGCGGTGAATTCTTCGCCCATGCCGAAGCTCTCGGCGGTGCGGCGCAGAAATCCGGGTGATTGGCGCTCGCAGTCGGCGGCGATCTTGGCTTCCTCTGCGAAAACCTCGCGTGGCAGGTGGTTAAGGGTTCCGTATTGCAGGCGCATGGACGCCTCGACACCGGCGGGGTTCAGGTCAGGGGCGAGTTCGAAAAGGAGTTTCTGGTAATACATCGATTGTCTCCGTGGTTCAGGCGCGATCATCGCAACCCTTCTACCGCCTGAAGCCCCGCAGACTGCGGGGCAGGCAGGAAGGCGGGCGACTATTCGGCGTATTCACCTTCTTGGAACGCGCGGTCGCAAATCTCGTGCAGGTTCATTGCCATGTCGGCCAGATTGCCCACATGGCCCCAGTGAATCTCGTCGGGGTTGGCTTCGAAATGCTCATCGCTGAGTGCTTGCAAGCGGGCGAGCATGGTGTCGATCTCGGCCTTGCGGGCCACGAAGGCGGCGAGCGCCTTGTCGTTGTTGCGAGTTGCGGTAGTCATCATTCTTTCTCCTGTTTGGCGGCGGCAAATCCGGCGGCGTAGGCGGCTTCAAGGGCGGCTTGCACACCCCAGACCGAGACATTGTGGAAATCGAGGCAGTCGCGTTTGCGCTCTTCCAGCGTCTCGATGAAAAGGTGCTTGCGGGCCAGTTCGCCGACAAGGGTGTCGCGGACTGCTGTGGCTGGTACTTTGGTCATTGGGGTCTCCTTTCGGGTGCATCGTTCTGGTGTAATCATCATCGCTCTGATCGGGGTGTGTATCCAGTAAAACAGAAGCAATATCATTGCGTTGATCAGA